AGTTATCAAACAGAGTTACATACAAAGAAACGTACGACAACTTAGGATATGCTTATGTAAATGGAAATCTAGTAGGCAACAAGTCTTACAATGATTGGGATATGCACGAGCAATACGACTACGAAGATGACAATATGCTTACTAATGTCGGTAAGTGCCAATGGTGTGACAGCAAGGTCTATGTGTCTGATGCGATAGGAGATGACTGCAAGTATTGCATAGGTTGTGATACGATAGTAGATGATAGTCAAGTAGTAAACATATAGGACTATGGAAACAATATTGATAACACTATTGCTTATTTCTATTTTATATCTTATATTCGCACTCAATGATTTGCGAAACGATATTAGTGATGTTGAGTTTAGAATGGATATTCTTAAAAAGACTTGTGCAGATTACGAGAAAAGAATTAAAGAAATAGAATATGGCAGACAAGCCGAAGCTAACAGAAGAGCGAGTGCAGATAGCTATCGTAGAATATGTAAAAATGCAATATCCAAATGCACTACTTACTGCAACAATGGGTGGTCAGTTTCAAAGACACTACTCACAAAGGCTCAAGGCAAAGCGCACAGGATATTTGAGAGGAGTATCAGACCTGCTTATATTCGAGCCAAACGAGAAGTACAACGGCTTGTTTATAGAGCTAAAAAAAGACAAGAAGTCTTATCCCTCAAAGGAGCAGAAGTTATTCATTCAGAACGCTTTAGATAGAGGATACTACGCTGTCTGCTGTAAGGGTTTTGACCATTGCAAAGAAACCATAGATAAATACTTTAACAATGAAATCTAAATACTACTACGAATACACAAGGAATATGGATACCACGAACAAAAGTGAATTAGAGAGAATAAACAATAAGCTGTTCAATGAAACTGCTAAGGAGAGAAACATACCAAGCTATTACATTGGCTCTGTGTATGGATATGAAGCACGTAAGGTAGTTGAGGATTGGAATTTATCGTACAACATTGGAACTGCCGTTACATATCTTCTTCGTGCAGGTAAGAAGGTAGAGCAGGGTATGGATAACAAGGCAAAGCATATCGAGGATATTAAAAAGACTATTAATCATCTCAAGTTTGAGATAGAAAGATTGGAGAATGAGCGTTAATATATACGACAGGAAAGACCGTAGAGGTGGGGGCTATGCCAAGCGCAAGTTTACCCTAGAGGAGGCGGAGGCCATACGGGGGGAGTATAGGGGTGGTGGTATTAGTCAGACCAAACTCGCTAAGAAGTACGGTGTATCTCAGCCCATTATCAATATGATTATCAAAGGTAAAACATATAATAGTTAAATAAGTTTGCATAACTAAAAAAAAGTTTGTATCTTTGTAGTGAATTTAAAACTAAAAACATTATGAAATCAAACAGAAGCATCAAAGACTCTTACTACATAGAGCAAGACAACTACACGCTAGAGGTTTTCTACCACTACTACTCAGAGAGAGATACTAACTACGAAGATTTAGAAATAGAAAAGGTTATACTCAACGGAGATACTGATGTAACAGACCTGTATTGGGATTACATTGACCTAGAAGATACAATCATACAATCATTAGATTTGTAATTATGTTTTTGTTTAGGGGGTCGGTGAAACTGCTTTGCCGCCCTCCTTTTTTTTATAGCCATTGAAACTGCCACCGACCTGCTGAGTCTGCCGTGAAACTGCCCTGAAACTGCCATTGACCTGCCTTTTTTTTAGCACCACCCATTTTTGAGTTTTCAACATTTTCATTGTTAATAACTTTTTATTGTATTTTTCTTGCATATTAAAAAGTTTTGATTTCGTAAACTTTTTGTTATATGTATTAATTTTTTTGTATCTTTGGAGCATATTAATAAACAAAAAAAATTATGACAAATTACATTTTCAATCCTAATCACTTACAACTACTTGATAAGGTGGCAGATTCTCAAGGCGTTAACTATTTAAAAAACTTAATGTATAATAATAGTGCCGATGGTATTTTTTGGTATTGGTTGGCTGATGATGATAGCCATATAGAGGGTAGAGAACTATCTAAAGAACTAGAGAAAAAGCTTATCGAATCTTTAACCCCTTTAAACTTTTAATGTTATGAGATATTCAGTCAATCAATTATTCAAAATAGCTATTAAAGATATCGAGTCTTTAGGCTTTAATAGTAAGGAATACAATACAGCTACACCTATTAAATTGGGCTTTAGTCAGTCAGATTTTAGAAAAGTTAGCTATATAACAGAAAAGAAACAAAATGAGCTATTAGAGTATAAGCAAAAAGAAAATAAAACTTTTACTAAAGAAGAGCGCAAAAAGTTTTTCTATCATACGACTATCGAAAAATTAGTAAATAAGTATTTCACTGATGCTGTATCGGATAACTACAAATGTCAAGAAATTATCGAGCAATTGAAAAAGCATTTATTTGATTTAAAAAAATTGGATTTAAAAATATTTGAAGGTAACGATATAGCGACGATTTATTCAAGCGAAGCCAACGCAATTGGTTCGATGTCTTGTATGCAAGGTAAACCTAGTGGATACTTTGAAATTTACAAAGATTTACCTGTAAAACTTTACACCATCTTAGAAAATGGTACTTTATACGCTCGTTGTCTTGTTTGGCAAGTCAGCCGCTCTTATTGGGCTAAGCCAAAAATATATATTGATAGAATCTACACTCACGCACATAACGAACCGCTATCTAATCATATATATAAAAGAATGATTCAAGAGATTATGAGAATAAACAAGATTGATAAGAGTGAACAAATTCACGCTTACAATTTTAAACATATCAACTCGGACGATTTAAACGGCCGTTCATATTGTCCCTTTAATGAAGTGTATTTTAAGTCTATGAGCTTAACCGATTTTGATTCATTCCCTTATATGGATACCTTTCAATATGGTAATGATTCGGACGATTTACTTTCTATTGATAAGGAGGATTCTAGCACACACTTTTTCGATTGTACTAGCGGTAGCTATTCAGATGTCGAGCAAATAACTTGTGAGTGTTGTGGTGCTAGTATTAGCGAAGACGAGCAAAACTATTGCGAAGATACAAGTGAAACACGTTGCGACGATTGTACAAGATACTCTGAAGTTGACGGCTGTTATTATGCCGAAGAGAATTGCACTTATATTGGCGGTAATGTTAACAGCTATGTACATAACAACGATATACAAAACTAATCTATTAACCTAATTTTTATTACTATGAACTTAACACAGAAACAAAAGGACGTTTTATACTTATTAAGTGTACCCGTTTTAATGTTGTTGCTATTCCTTAGTGAATACATAACACGATTTTAACAATAGCGATAAAGCGAAAGTGACTTTATTACCTTTGATTTTTGCGCTTATTATTATGATTTTTGAATGGTTATTTGGCTAAAAAATCTATTCAACTAAGCAAGAAAACAAATATTTAACGCACTTTTCAACAATTTTGGCGGATTTCTTGATAGATTTCCGTCAATTTTTTTGGTCAGGATGTGTAGCCACATATACGCAACCATAACAAAATGAAATCCAATTTTATAAGTTAGTAAATAGTATGATATGTTGAGAGATATATTCCTTTTAGGGGATTCGTTTATTCAACGTTGCAAGGAAAGTACGCAAGTTAGTGAAATAAAAAGACAATCTTTCGCAAAAGTAAGGGGAAAAGGTAAAAAGTTATATTAAAAGGCAAAAATGACCCCCATATAATACAAAAAAAATTTTAAAAGGGTATTTTATAACTAAGGGTTAGTTAAGGGTTGCTGAAGGGTATAACATACCCTACATAATAAAGCTAAAGATAAAGCTAAGGTTAAAGCTATTTGTTTAGTTTTAGTTTTTTAATTATGTTTGCATTATGAGTGAAGAAAAGAAGAAGGTTGTAGGCAGACCTTTTGCCGTTGGTAATACGGTAGGAGGTAGAACTAAAGGTGCTTTGAATAAGACCACTAAGTTCTCAAGAGAAGTGCTTACCCTAGCATTAGCAGGACAGGAAGATAATATTAGAGAAGCATTGGAAAAGCTATCTAAAAAAAATCCTGAAGCATATATCAATGCGGTAGCTAAACTTCTAAACTACGCCATACCAAAACTGCAATCTACAGAGATAAGTTCAAACGGAAATACTAAGATAGAGATAACTCTTGATGATAGTATGAGTGTTGATGACCTCAAACAAAGAATGGCTGAGATGGAAGCCGAAGATGCAGACTTTGAAGATTTAGATGGATAAGACTAAAAAGGAACAACTGCTAAAGGCGATGGAGAAAGCCATCTGCGAGAAATCATTCTATGAGTTCTTTGTCAAAGCCTTTCCAATAGCAGAACCCTCAGTTCCTTTATCCACAAACTTCCACCACAAATACCTTTGCGATATTCTGCAAGGAGAAGCAGAAAGAATAATTAGAGGCGAAAGAAAGGGTAAGGATATAATTATTAATATTCCCTTCCGTAGCACTAAGTCATTACTTGTGACAGTTATGTTTCCCGCTTGGTGTTGGGCGGTATATCCCAAAATGAGATTTATCACAGCATCATACTCGGCTGAGATTAGTATAGAACACGCTACCAAGTCTAGGGACATAATAAATAGCGAATGGTTTCAAAGTCATTGGGCAGAAACATTCCAAATTAAAAAAGACCAAAACCTAAAAGCTAGATACGAGAACACACATCTAGGAGTTAGAAGAGCAACATCTGTTGGAGGCTCGGTAACAGGGCAGGGTGGAGATATAATTCTTGTCGATGACCCTACATCACCAAAAAATGCCGCATCCGAAACAGAAAGGGATAATGCTAACGAATGGTATAAGTCAACATTGTATTCACGACTTAACAATCCAACAACGGGAGTTAGAATAATTATTATGCAAAGGGTACACGAAGATGACCTTAGCGGTTACCTTCTATACAACTCACCCGACAAACATCATCATATCTGCATACCCGCAGAACTTTCTAGTGACCTAAAGCCATATTCATTGGCCGACAACTATCAAGATGGTCTATTTTGGAAAGAAAGATTCTCACAAGAGGTGCTAGATGACTATAAGTCAGCTTTAGGTAGTTATGGATATGCAGGACAGTTGCAACAGCGACCAACACCTGCCGATAGCGGTATGATACAGAAGAATTGGTTTAAGATAGACGAAGAGAAAGTAGATGATGTAGTGAACTTCGTCATTGACCCCGCATATACCGCAAGTCAGAAGAACGACCCCTCAGCATTGATGGCATATACATTTAGCGAGGGTAAGTGGCAAATTAGAGAAGTTCAAAACGTAAGATTGGAGTTTCCTGACCTTGTAAAGCATATTATTAAGTTTGTAAACAAAAATGGCTACAATAAACAATCAAAAATATTTGTAGAGCCTAAAGCAAGTGGTAAATCCATTGTGCAGACTCTAGTTAGAGAAACAGGACTTAATATAAAAGAGGATAAGCCGCCTACCAAAGACAAGGTGGCGAGGGTGCAGGACATTAGTGCTAGTATAGAAACAGGAAGAGTTTCACTACTAAGAGGTCATTGGAACGAAGAATTCCTTATGCAATGCCAAACATTTCCCGCCGCAAAGCACGATGATATGGTAGATTGCCTTGTAATGGCACTAAATAGACACTTTAACGGCAAGAAAATAGTATTTTTTGGGTAAATAGCTTATAAAATTGAAATTTGCACAAAAACTGCGACAGATAACACATACTAATAATTAATTTTGCAGAAATGAATACTTTTAAGCATATAAACAGCAAACACAACGCTTTGGTAAGCAAATACCTGACCTACATACAAAAGCAGGTATATAACGCTACCGAAACCGCTAATGATGGTAAATACGATGATTTTCAAGACTTACTTGAAGATATTGTGTTGTATCACAATGATTTTGCCGATACGGGCTTAAATAAGGATAATTTAGAGGAATGGGCATTTGCTATCCCTAATTTAACAATGTTTACAGCATTAGGATTCTTTGCAGGATTAAGAAACGAAGAAAACGATGACACCATTGAGGATTGCGTAAGAAACGTATATAGTTCCACAATGGATGTCGTAGGCAGTCTATCTGACCTAATGAAAGATGAAGAAGAAATAAAAGAAATGGAACAATGTTAACAATAGAGATAGAGGACAAAGAATATAATATTCCTGACTCTTGGGAAGAGATGACACTAGACTATTATTGTGTAATACATTCAATAATATCAAAGTATCAGAAAACCCAAGAAGAAGAAGATAGTGAAAATGATTTAACAAAATATTTCTTTCATCAAGAAAATAAGATGCACAAAGAGCTTTTTTGTTATATGACAGGATTAAGTTCCGAAAAAGTAAATAATATATCAATGGATAGCATAAACTCTGTTTTAGGCTGCCTAGAAAGTATTATGAAAGATTATGAGCCTAAAGGTGTTGATTCTTTTAAGTTTGAAGGAGATATTTATTATTTTCCAATAGACTTTCTTAGAACAGGAACTTTTGGCGACTACATAGAGAGTCAGCAGTTAGAAATGAATACTCAGTACCTAAAAAACGGAAGGTTTGATGTTTTACCCGAACAAATGGCTATTTTATGTAAAAAAGTTGACGAAGATGTTGATTTAGACAATATTGATGAAAAGGCGAATAATTTTCGCAGATTAACAATGGATATCGTTTGGGAGTTCAGTTTTTTTTTGAACAAGAAAACAATTCAATCACTAGGCGTTATCAAAACCTTTTCAGAGATGGTCAAACAAAAAGTATTGCAGTAGCGAAAGCAAGTAAGATAATGAAGCCGTTTGGTTGGCTAAATACCTTATACGACCTATCGCTTGATGGAGTATTTACTAGAGATGGTAAAGACGCTATGCAAAGTGTAAAAGATGAGAAGTTGTATAAAGTTATGACATACCTGTCTTGGAAAACTGCAAAAGGAGATTATGAACTAGCTGTTAATGAAGAACAGAGGAAACAAATAAAATAATGGGTTTTACTAAACTTAGAGAATTAAGAGATAGGTTTGAGCAACAATGGATAAATGGTGGCTTCATCTTTGGTTACGAGAATGAAATCAATGAGAATCACAACAATGACTATCCATTACTTGTTGTCTTACCACCAACATCTGAACTTCCTGCTACGGAAGGGGATGTGCAAGAAGAATACACTTTCGAGTGCCTAGTCGTTAAGCCATACTACCAAAACCAAGCAGGTTCGCTTGATGTCGTATTCAGCTTATTGGAGCAAGAAGCATTGACTTGGCTACAAAGGGTGTTGGATAGCTACACAAACAAAGAGGTAATTTTAAGTCCTGACAGTATATCAGTTGAACGAGAAAAAGAACTATATAACGACAAGTTGATACAGGTCAGGCTTACTTTTACTTTAAATGCGTTCTCTCACGACTTTACAAGGCTTGATGAAGCATTTGTTAAGGGATTGACACCTTTGCTTTGGTTAAAGGCTGATATGGGTGTTAAAACGGAGTTCTTTGGCGGTAATGAGGTTGTAAACAAATGGATTGACCAAAGTGGTAATGCAAATCACTTTGAACAAACAACATCAGCTAAGAAGCCTCTGTATAAGTACGAGATGTCATCCAACAGCTATCCCTATGTATTCTTTGATGGAACAAATGACTTCTTGGATTGTGTTAACGAATCCCTTGATGGAACTGCTGATGGTTTAAATAATGGATTATCTGTATTCTATGTAGCTAAGGGATATGATGGCTATAATGGTTATGTGATAACTAAGAATTTAGACAACGCAGCAAAAGCAAACTTCGCTGTTAGAATATCAACACAGGGTGGCAATCTTAATTGGAGAACTCAAGTGCAAGATAGCGATGACGATTTGTTAGACTACATATATACATCAAACTCAGCAAATCAGGTTTCCGCTAATGGATTTACAAAACATAAAACCAACCATAGTGTAAAGTCTTTTGAGAATGGCTCTTTGGTTGATGTTGAAACAAATCCTGACTTTG